TTCACATTCTGGTCTTAAACCTCTGACTTAACAGCAATTAGGTGCGCGAAGCGCTATGGTTATACTCTCACAGGGTACGATATTATCAAGTTGATGCACTGTGACATCCGTTTTCTCACAGCCATCGCATCGGAGTACGGCACATCGTACGTGCTACACACCGGCCAGTCCATCAAACCTGTAACGGACACTGAGTCAGTTGTTACTCCGTGGATAGCCGACACTATTGAGCTCCAGTGGACCTTGGAGAATAGTTGGGACAGCACAGTGAACGCCTCGCCATATGACTTATCGGCGCGCGCGTACTGAGCGATAGCAGTACTGAAAGGCATGGATGACACATCAGCAGTATCATCTGTATGGTAGATCAGTGCACGGTCTTCGCCTATTGACCTAGGCTTAACACTAGCTCTACGCAACGCATGTTTCACCATGCCCGGTGTAATACCTGTATCTTCTAACAAACTAAAATCTATGTGATTGTGGAGGAAATCACTTGAGGCGTGGCATACTCGGGGCAACTCCTCTTTCACGCGTGCCCTACCGCCGGTGCTCCTCATCACTCTGATTTTAGTTCCTATCTCTGCAAGATTAACTGGGGAACCACCCCAGCTTATTCTGTGCGTACACAGAGCCTCTGCGTAAGTAGAGAGCTCTGGCACACGCCGCCGCAAGCTGGACACCCCTAACGTGCCCAGCTTGTCGCCACCAAAACGGCAGCAGATGGTCCACAGATTTCTAAGCATAGTTTCAACGTACGATTTCCTGTCAAGGCGGTTTTCTGTTACCCAGTTCCCGCTTACCATTGATGCTATTGCCCGAGCTCCGTATCCCCCGGCTAATTTTTTCGTGAATGCCACCCTTAAAAATTCCCCTACATGCAGGCCTATGCTCTGCTTTGACGGGTTTATCCTAAAAGGACTTTCACATATTTGCTTTACGTACCTGTCCATCTCAGAACGAGGTCCGAAAGCCACCATATCATCACCACAGTGATATGATTCTATTGAAGGTGCTTCTCCTCCGGCAGCGTACAAGCAGTATGCTGCATTGAGAATCGTGTTAACAAACGTCGTTGCACGATGCCCGCTTGGCAGGGTGCCTACCATCTTTTCACAAGTAGCGGCGCGATCGCCGACTGCGTTTAGATGTATGTACATGTTTTCCCACGATTCCAAAGCCCAAGACAGTACCTCCGGCGGTGCGTCCTTACAAGCACAGCGGATAACTTCCTGCATCGCCCAAATCTCGTGCTGGCTGTTGAAGTCGTCGAAATCGAGCATGTAGCGGTAACCCGGTTTATCCTTCAAGGTTGCATACAGCGAACTCTGAGGATTACGCCCAGGGTCCAATAGCACCCGCTTGTTCCGCCACGCTGCTTCAACAGGCCTCAACAAGTAATCGAAAGTATAGTAGCTACGGGTATCACAACCGTAGATGGCTCTCGTCTTACCATGTTCTTCCTTTTCACTGAAGCCTGCGTGTACTTCTGGTCGTCCGACGGCGACAACGCTTTCTTCGACTGCCTCGGCGAATTCTCGGCGAGTGGGTTGCGGTGGTAAGTCGAGACGTTCGCCGAACATGATATCCTCTATACGCCTCGTATGGCTGCCCGACTTGGTGTACAACCACCTACGAGTCCAGTATACGTCCTTATCACCCCACTGCGGTTCCACCTGGAGTTCTGATGCCACCACTCTTGCTATACACTTTCTGAGCAGTCCTTTGTCACAAACCGCCGCTTTTTCAGTTAGGAAAGCGTCAACATCCACACGGGTCCGCACGTCAGCTACTGCGTCTACAGGCGCTACTCCTCGACCTGCCATAGTGGTAAGCTCACATACATCTCTGCCCCACTCATGCTGCTGGACACCTATGGATTTGCCGTATGTGTTCAGACCTTTCAAACACTTCTCCCTGCCACTGAACATCTCACATATAGCGAAAGCACTAGCTCCCAGGTGAGAAAAGGATGCAACAAGCCACACCAACCACGAAGACGCCTGATCGTTGTACATGCCTGCCGACAGTGCGACGTGGTGACCGAAAACACCGGCTACCCGCTTATGGTATGTTAGGGCATCCTTCCAAACATCACTGAAGAAAACGTTCACCTTGCGTGTACCGACATTCTTCTTCCTTGGAAACACGTCCAAATCGCTGTTCCCCGTCCACCAACAATTTTCGCTATCATCAACGAAACTTGAGGTAGACGTTACGTGTTTTTTGCGAGGTACGTTAACCCTCGTTCTATCCTTCAGATAGTTCTCATACTTCTTTTTGACCTTACAGTATTTAGGCCACAACAAACAATTGCTTTCTAGACTCTGACGACCAATACGGCTGTCAGACTCATACTCACACACAACACAAGTGTACCATACCAAATCATCTACATCATAAGACGAAGAGACCTGAACAGGTACTATATAACATTCACAAGCAACTAGGATAACTGCCCAGCCTCCCAAGTGCTCGACAACTGAACAACAAATCTCCAACTCATGGAGATTCTGACATTTCTTAGAAAAACGCGCGCGCACACTCGCCGGAAGCAAATTAATCGCTTCCTTTCGACTCCTCGGGTGATTCATGTTTCTGGACTTTCGTACCCGGAGCCGACGGCTTTACGCCAAGGTCGGCTGACTTTGCGGGTGTAGAGTCTCCAGGTTTGGAGAGAAGTGGTTCAGGTGGCTGGGACGCTTGCGCTTTTTCCGGTAGCGAACCGAGGCTGGGCATTGCCGGTTCGCTGGTGTGTTCAGTTTCTCCGTCTGGTGGAGTGACCGTTTCGGATTTTGGTGGTACGGCTGGCACAAGCGTGTCAGCCTGTACGACCGTGTCTATGCCGAGGGGCATGTCAGGTTGAGTGGGTGCAGGTCCAGACACAACGACCGTCTGTGCGTACTGGAACTCCGCAGTGTTCCACTCGCGGTGGAACATCGCATTCCGGATGCTCCTAGGTACGGATCTGTGGGTTCGCGTGTATGACTCACCGCCTCCTGAGCCGACCCTGAACGTTCCGAAAAACGATGAGACCGTGCCAGTAGCTATCTCCTGCGGTGTCAAGCTGCCGTAACCGCTTACATGATAGTACAACTGTTGCGGGGCTGTTGTATACCCTTCGAAAGGAGCAACGATCGGACAATCAGGCAGTATCCACCTCTGATTGTTCATGAGCTCTTCGTCGGGGTCAAAAAACATTGCTCCGTCAGGTCCTTCACCATCGCGGGACCGCCTGATGACTAGAGACGCGAGCCCGTTGTCAGGGTGGTAAGCCGAAGACAACAGGTAACTGAACCCTTCCATGCGCATGTCACCAGCAGAACGGACGATGCCTATCGTCGCACCAGGTGCTAGTCCGCCATAAAGCGGATCAACCACACTAGTCGAATGGCTCACCTTCTCTTGTCGGAACAGGGGGAGTTGAGTCACCTTACCAGTCATGGCCGGGGGTTCGTAATAACCGAGCTCCTTCGTGATAAAGGGCGACGGTTCTACAAAAAACCACGGCACGATGACCTCGTCGTCGAAGTGCCTATCCTCGGCGTCAAGGCTGATGTAAGCGTTGTAATCACCGTACGTTTGGCAATTGTCCCTGTGCGCGCCGTGCAAGTCACAGAAAATCTCACGCCAAGCTTCCATGACATCAGGCAACTGGTCGAGGATGGCTTCGTAAGAGTTCACAGACTTACGATCATCCCTGTCACGCCTAGCGAGGGACTGTTTGCCGTGGGCCTTCACGTCGGCTACGGCCAACATCGCCATAGCTTCAAGGAACATCGCGTACGTGTTACGGGCAATCTCGTGCGTCGACACCTTTTCAGCGAGGGGATAGCACCCGAAGCGCCTGTCCATGCAGAACAAGACTCCGCACGGAGTAGGGTAATCAGGCATGGTCAGCATCTTCCTGACCCATCCTCCCTCGTTCGAGTGGCCGTTCAAGGTGCACACCGACAACATACCACTGACGTAGGCCTGGTAATGCATGCCGTAGGTAACTGTCGAGTTACACATGTACAATACATTGAAAGCCAACCTCTGAACGTACCGAGAAAGAGCCAATCCTTGCAAGATTGTCGCCTCAGTACCGGGGATGTAGTCCGTCATCAGTTGCACCGAGCTGACACCGGCTTCACCAAACAACATAAGAGCAGTAATGAACTCATGGCGTGTCGTGTAAAGCTGGGGGCCAACGGTGATCTCTCCAGTCCGAGGGGTAGTGTAACCACCCCCCAGAGTTTTGTAGAGAGCCGGCTCACCAGACCGGGTCATTGTAGTCCCGCTAACTCCCCCCATCTGGGCAGCTCCAAGGACGTACATGATGGAGCGCATGTCAAACATGCCAGTTCCAAAGTGTTGGGCTGAATAGCCCGTGCGAGTACGGAGGCGCTCATACTCATGAGCCAAGAATTCAGTCGACTGAACTCCTGCGTAGACCTTCGTCTCGTTGATCATTCTTCCAGAGTAAGGAGCAGAAGCTCCGAAATCCAGGTTGTAGTTAAGGGCACTCTTGCCATATCGGTTCCGACCACCAACCTTTCCGGTGACAACGTGGTCAACGGAAAGTTGCAAACGCCTCACGTTCTTGTCCCTCGGATGAGGACGGAACTTAGAGCTTTCAAGCTTGTCGTAGTCGGGTAGGTAACTAGAAAATTTCATCTTTAAAAATCGATATCGCAAAGAAGGTTATATGTTAGATTTGTTTTACAGTAATGTGTTTGGTATACAGGGACATCTGTCACTGGTTGAGCTGGAAGACTCCTTCTCCCCCGCCTAGACGGTACCTTTCAATCGAAATACTAGGAAATCAGAAAGCTGCCGAAGCACGCCTCGTTTCTAGTCCGTTAGTACTGCCAGTCTTGGAACGTTCTCACACAATCCCAAGAGCTAAACAGCAACCTCCGAATGGACATGGCATATACCCTTAGCCACTAGCGTTTTGGAAACTTG